TGTGCCTTATTAGTTCTGCATTCTCTATTGTAGTTATATTTGTTTCACCTCTTGCAATTGAGTCCTCAAACTGAGTCGGTGTTTCACAAAGAATAATTTTACTAAATTTAAGTAACTCACAAACTTGACCTAAACTTATATAAGAATTACGTCCGTCGATTACTCTGTATATTATTTCAGATATAAAGCTACGGTCAAATATGTAATTCTCACCATAATATATACTATTATAAACTAACTTATTCCATTTTTCATACATATTACGATTAGGTATAGGTGCTGTCATAGTCTTAAAACCTATTTCCGATAATCTATTTAACAATGTAGATTTGCCTGAACCGTCAGCTCCTTCAATAAGTATTATCATTATGTCCTCCCAGTTGAACCTAAGTTACCACTGCCTCTTTTACCAGACTTTCTACAAGGTACGAGTGTGTTATTTATGAAAGGTACCATGACCACTTGTGCAAAACCTTCTCCTGCCTCGTATGTTATAATCTTGTTACTTACATTATGTACGATTGCCATCACGTCACCGGAATAGTTAGGGTCAATAGGACACATTGCAACAGATAATCCTTTGTTTGCTGCAGAAGTTCTTGCACAAAGGAAACCCATTTCATTTTCCTTAGGTGTAACATGAATTTTAAGATTAACAGTTTGTGTACTGAGTGGCATAAATGTTATTCTTTCAGTAAGTAGAACATCTACGCCACAGTCATCGTAATAACCTTTCTCCAACTTTGCAGGAAATTTATTATTTGTAGGTAAAGCTAATCCTGCTTCTTCACAGAACTTACAATATTCATCATCGTACTTTTGTTTACAAGAGATATATACCTCTTTTGCATAATCGTTGTTAGGATATTGTAACTCGTTTTCCAAGAACTTGTAACATGCCATCAAATCTGAAAGTCTAACTATACGTGTTTCTATGTCGTTACAATCACCTACTGTAAAGTATTGAAACTTGTTTTCTTCTTCCGTAATCTCTTGTCGTATAGCAGGTATATTATCTTTTGTAATGGAAAGAATGTCACCTCTAAGTATTTCCAAAGAGTCATGTAACATTGCTGCTTTTACAATTTTGTAATTAGAAAACTTATTGCGAAGTATAGGAATTTTTGAAAATGTTTCTATATGCCATATCGCACAAGCTACTACAAGGTGTGTATGTTCTGAAAGATTTTCCTTACGGAGGATAGGTCTACCGTTCCAACGAATAAGGTTTCTCATATCCAATGCATTGTTTACAATATTGAAATTGTTACAAAATTGATTGAAGTCATCACGTATTATCATTTAGTTACCTTCCTATAATAATCCATATCTTTAATTGCATTAGGTGCAACTCTCGGTTCACGTTCATCATATGTCGTATACAATTTATCGAGACCTCTACGTTCCATTTCTTTAACTAATGTACGTTCTTTGTTAGTTAAAAGTTCAGGTTCCTCATGTAAAATTTGTATTAATTCTAATGCCCAACCGGATTTTCTCCAATCGTTTTGTGCCGGTTTATCTACAGGCACGTACTGAGCATCTTCAAATTGGAAATCTCCATTGTAAACATTAGTTCTTGTATAGTAGTTATCATCTATACAACGTTTAACACTGAAAAGCCAATTCCAAAACTTAATGTGATTTGCATCAGGACTCGCAACTTCTGCAACTCTTTTTACAATAGCATGATACATTTTACGATATACGTAATTGAGCTCATCACAGAACGAGTTATTTGTACGACTGTAACACGACCTTACAAAGTCTGAAATCTTGTACGATGCAGTAACAGATATTGTTTGTGCATGAAGTCCAAGGTATCTGCTTTCCGGATAAGGAACCTCATCTTCACAAGCTATAATGTATGCTTCTTCAAGAAGTTGTTGTGCTTTTATGAACCTTGACATAATAGCTTTATTTGTTGTAAGACTCAAAGGAAGATTAAACTCCATGCTCAGCGGTCTAAGTCCGTGACTTTCACTTCCGAATATTGCTGAGTCTCTTGTAAGTTGAGCTAAACAAATTCTTGTAATACCTTGTATCTCAAAATCTATCTTAGCTTCCATTACATATTTAGGAAAAGTCTTTCCGTTAACAAGTTCGTTTACAAATTTTTCAAATTCTGCTTCAAAACCTATCGATTTTCCATTTCTGTCTGTTCTAAATTTAACGGACTCAGTAGAAAATCTACCAAAATCGTATGCTTTTTCCGGTAAATCTACTGGAAAATTCAAAAGTTTAACTGAAATGTTCTTAAAACCTTCGTAAATTTTCATTCTATACCTTCCCATTTATTTTTTATTTCTATAAATTCCATGTTATTCATGTTGTCTAACAAAAAGTCTATCCAATTTGATAATGTAAATATACCTTTTGCAGACATTGCTAACATTAAATTAGTTTTACTTTCAGCTATGTCATCTATGTCGTATACAAGTAAGTATATCGGAATGCCTGCTCTGTATGCATAACCTAATTCAAATGCCGTACCTACATCTTTTGTTGATACAAATACTACTACAATATCCGAATTGTCTATGTTTTCAATGTTGTTATTGAATGTTTCTTTCGGATTATATCCTGCCGACTGTGAATTTTCTCTTGGAAAGAATATTTCCGGACCTTTTTGTTTGAATAATTTTGCTGTTTTTACACAAAAATCATATACTTGATTGTCACGGTCTGTGAACCAAGGTCCTGCAAAGTACACTTTCTTGTTAACTTTACAATGGATTGTGTCTGTATCTGATACAAAATCCATAGCAGCTTTATACAAAGAAGTCATTTTCTTAAAAAATAGCTCGTCACTGTCCTTTGTTAACATCTTCTTCGCCTCCTTCTAATTCTGCATATTGTATATCGTATGTGTATTTACTTATAAGGTCTATGAAATCTTTTGGATTATCCATAATTTTTTCACGGACCAAGCATTTGATTAATGCAGATACTCCAAATGCACATTCTGGAACATTTGAACCGGAAGGAATATTAATTTCATACCTGCCAGTCGTCTCGTTGAAACCGATTGCCAAAATAAGTCTCTTGTCATCTTGTTTTTGTTCAGTCATATTGTCTCCTTTTTATCTCATTTAGTACATATATAATATATGAAAGATTTTTCTATTTATTCCCTCGATATAATTCAGTTTGGCTGATTTTAATATATAATAGAATAGAGATATTATATCAATCGATAATTATATTGATATAGAAAAATCTTTCATTATTATATATTAAAATTAATCAATCAGTAGAGGTGTCGTCTTTATCCGACCTAAAGTTGATTAATCTCGGAAACCGCATAGAATATATTTTTGTTCCATTAGTTGTAGAATTTTGTGAAAGCTCAAAGTATTCTACTTCTACAATAGCTCCTTTCATTACATCTTGATATTTCCAAATCAAGTCACGTTCCTGGTCGCTAAGTCCACTTCCTACATTACATACAATTTTTGTACCATCTTCACTAATGGCTTCACAATAGAGTGAACCACATTTGTCTACGTATTTACCTGTGCCTTCAATAACGTCTACAATTTTCATATCCATACGTTTAGACTTCTTGTATTTAAGTAAGTTATAGTTACGTTTATGGACATAAGGTGCATTTCCTACATTAATCATAAGACCTTCTGCACCAAGTCCTGTTACTACATTCACAAGTTTATCGACGCCTGTCGTAAAGTCGCTTATTGTATCATATCTTGCAAGTACTGGCAATATCTTTACGTTATTACTTTCAACTTTCATATTATCAAGTATACGTCTACGTTCACTGTATTTGTCATCTGTCATAATGTCAAATACCTTATATACTAAACCTGATTGTTTATCTTTACGATTTATTTTGCCTGAAGTTTCATTGAACTCATTATTGTATTTTACTGCATTAGTTCCATATACAATGTGGTTATACAATTGGTCTGAACAGTAAGCTTGATTTTCACTTACTATCTCGCCATCGTATACGTATGACGGGTCTAAACCTTCCATGTTAAAGTCAAGGTTAAACTTCTGTTTACCGTTACGTGATACATACACCCAGTCGTTACCGTCAAAGTGTGCTATGCAACGGTTACCGTCAAGTTTCTCAGTAACGTATATATCTGATACGTTACCTCTAAAACTTCCGTCATACTTGTGAGCTAACATAGGAGCTATACCGTCCTTAGGCAATATTGACTTTCCTATGCCAAGTCTCAAAGTCCTATTTACAACAGGTGATATAAAGTCAGCATACATAGAGCACATAGCTTCGGCGTCAAGTATATTAGTCGTAGTTAAGTTACCTTCCTCAACGGGCTTAAACAAAGGTTTGATAAATTCTCGGAATGTCATTGACTCGAAATGGTCTTGTGCATATATCGGAAAGTCGTCAGGCCAACTAAACGTATAGCCAAGCTTGTGCTCACCTGCAAGTATCTCTAATATGTAATTAAAGTCATCTTGTAACTCCGGGTCAAGCTCTTTTATAAATGCTTTCTTAGCAGTAAGTGATGTAGTTGACTGCAAACTTAATATAAGTTCGGAAAGCTTTTGTATTCTTTTACTTAATACCACGGTAAATCGTCCTCCTCGTCGTAATAATTACAATTATTCTCAAACTGTCTTTCCATCTTTGTAGGTTCGTCAAAGTCATCTTCCTCTTGTTTACAAGATTTCAATTTATCAAGGAAGTCATCAGGAACGTTACTTTTAGCTACCCACATAATCCATTTATCACAATTTGAACAATATTTACCGATATGTGGTCCTACGTTCTTGTAATAAATAATTTTACAACCACAGTTCTTGCAAGCTTCTTCGGATTTATACATATCACTTATCATAAATTACTCCTTGTACGTTTATTTTTAGATGTATTGTAAACGTATTCTTGTTTTATTTTCTCTACAAGTTCATTAGATACTTGTTCGTCCGGAGTCAATGCAAAGTCAGTTAACATAACTCTAATTAGTGAAGCTAACTGTCCTTTGCTATATTCTCCACACACTCTTGTTAATTTATCCATGGCGGCGTATTTTACATCGTCGTCAAGATAAAAGTTAAACAGATTTTTTGCCATTCTTATATGCCTCCTGATTTAATTCAACAATTTTGTATCTCTCTAATGTTTCACGTTCTCCTTTACAATAACCTAACTTTTGACACTCTTCGTAGTTATCCTCACAAGTGTCACACCAACCTTCCATAAACATATCGTATGGAGTTCTCGTATACTTAAAGTCTTTCATAATTGTGCCTCATACAAAGTAGCTATAAATGCAGGTCTTACATAGTCTGTATATCCTAAAAATGTACAAGATACGTCTCTATCGTTAAGTGGCCAATAGCCAGGATGGTCTACAAAATCTCCTACAGGACCAAACGATATAGCCTCTTTGCTACTAGTTGCTATACAAATATATCCTACGTAGTCACTTTTATCGTAGTCGTTATCTGTACGTTTTATAAGATACATCTTGTATTTGCGATTATTGTTAGGCTCAACGCCGACTATTTGTTGTAAGTTTTTTATCTCTTTGCCAAGGTTGTTATAACATTCTTGTTCTTTTGTTAAGCAAGGTTTCTTGTCACTATTTTGTCCTTGTGAATATCCTGCTACAAATGTTATAATACCTATGATTGCTATAAGTATTATTACTAACCACCATTGCATATTTACCATACCTCCGTTAGCCAGTACTTACAATATTTCTTGTATTCGCAAGATTTACAAGAATACGAGTCATATTTACGTAAGAACTTTAAGTGATTTTTCTGTATGTTCTCTATGACCTCTATTGTATTAAGTACGTCATTTATTATATTGTGATATGCTTCTATGTCTAAATACTGTGTTTGCAAGTAGGCCGGTTTGTTAAGTTGCAACTCACAATAGGTCTCATAGTAGTAACCTCCCGGCTCACAATTGTAGTAAGGGTCGTCCTCGTGGATGGCTTCTACTGCTAACTTATACATCTCACCGGAACAGTTTTGACTTTTTGACCTTGACAATGTGCCGTTTTTAAGTACTGCAGGGACTTCAAACATCTGTTTAGGAATGTCTATATATCCTACCTGTATATTATGTAACGGTATGTCATACAATATATGTACCATGTATGAGTATAAGTAAAGCTGACTGTTCTCGTCAAAGTCCGACTGGGTCTTACGAGTCGTACTGAACTTATAGTCAATTATTGTAGCTGACGTCTTAGTCATAATAAGTAAGTCTATGACACCTACAAGAGGCTGGTCAGTTATTACGCCGTCGGCTTTAAGTTGTTCTGGAGACAATTGCAGTTTAAGTTCTCGTTCTATTGTAACGTCGCCATTTTTAGACTCGTTAGTTACAAGGTCTCGTTCATAGCCAGCTACAGTACGTATGACGTTACAGAAGTAATTCTCCCAACTATTAATGTTAAACTCAGATTTAAGTTCTAAACATTCTACTTCCGAAGGTATTACCTTAAAATATTCGCCGGGAGATATTACTCCTTCTGATGCTTCATCTCTTAAACGACCTGCGTTATACAATACCTCATGAGCCATTGAGCCAAAAGTCAAGTGAGGACTTATCTTATCCGGTTTATTGTGAAGTATGTATATCTGTTCGTATTTTTGCATACAATTTGTGAAAGTGTTTAACGAGCTGTTGCTGTAAGACATTTACGTTTCTCCTTCAATTTTGCTTGATTTTCAAATACGTTGTATATTTTACTATAGCAAATAAGAATAGTTGCTTCATTCCAAACCTCGTACTTATCTTCACGGTCTCTGTAAGCTGCTTCTATACAAATAATCTTTACTTGTCTTGCTTTGTCTATTGACACTACAAGATAATAGTAATTGTCCCATACGCCTTGTACGACGTCACCTGAGTTTATCTTGTCCCAGCCCATTATCTTCCTCCTCATAGTCATCTCTTCCGTCGTCATATTCATATTGTTCATCAAACTTATGTAATTTATCATAGTAATCCTCCTTACAAAGTCCTATCCAAGGTGCCTCTAAGTCATCTCTCATCGTCATCTTCCTCCTTTTCAAATTCTCTAAGTTTGTCTTTACTGTACTCTAAGTCACCTACGACGTAGTGTAATTGCTCGACGTACTCAGCAACCTGTTCCCAAGTCATATACTTATTTTGTTCTACAGTAGCTGAAAAGCCTTTAGTCATGAGCTCAAACTTACACTCGTTAGCTTTAAGTTGCCTCTCATAATACTCTTTTGTTCCGTACTCGATTTCCTTCATTATAGTTACCTCCAAAGTTTATATTAATACGTTGTACTCAGTTACCACGTATTTTTTGTCAAAGTTGTTCTTTTCCTTTGTAGTCATGCGACCAAAGTGTCTTTTAAGCCAAAGTTTAGCTATCAGTTTACAATCTATGTAGTACATGTGATAGCCAGCTTCTTGTATTGTACCCGTGTCTAAGTCGTAGTACAATATCTCAGTCCTATGTTCCGGGTCACCGTAGTTGTAAAAGTAAGTCTTAATTATGCCAGTTGCCATCTTTACAAAGTGGAAGGCATACCCGTTGCTTGTTTCTTTGTCTACCACAAATATGCTGTTACGTTGTACCATATTTTCCTCCTTAGTCTGTATAAATGACTATCTTGTCGTTACGTATGCCATAGCCGTAACAGAGATTACCCTCGTCACAAATAAGGGCCTGCTCATCAGTTGTCAAGTCAGGCGTCTTGTAAATAGTTACGGTGTTATGTGCATAGCCAGCAGTCGTCTCGTATACAAAGTCATTGTCGTTAAGTATCTCCTGGAACTGCTCATCAGAAATTCTTCGACGACATACACGTTTTATCTTGTACTTCTCACAAAGTTGCTGATAAATCTTATAGTTTATGTCACGTTTTTCCAGCTCGTTTGCTGTAAAAGCCCATGCTGAATATATTTTATCTGTCATATTTACCTCCGTCAGTTGTGTTGCTTGTTAGCTGTTATAGTTACGCCATGTAGTTGAGTCTATGTCTAAGCTTTTCACCTTATCTTTAAGCCGATAGACAAGTTTCTGTGTCCGTGTCGTCGTACAGTTTGACGAGTACTCGCTAAGTAGCAAGTCATACTGTCTCTCGCCAATCTCTTGTATCACAAAGTCTCTCATGGCATCAGTTACCTTGTGTCTTATGTCCTCGTCCTCGTCGTCCTGTATACGTTCCATTAAGTCGTTGTCAGGTATCAAGTCGCCAAGCTCACAGTTACCGTCATCTTTGCCTGCCACAATATTGTTAAGTGAGGTTATTGGCGGGGCGTTACGCTCATGTCTTATTGACTGTAGTACGTCGTTAGTGAAGCATCGTTCTATCAGTCGACGATGTAAGTAGTAGCCTGCTTTATACAAAGTACAAATAGACAGTCTTGCCATCTGGAGCAAGTCGTCAAGCTCTAAGTGTTGCCAGTGTCGTCTCATTTTCCTAGCAAGTGATTGGACCAGTGGCTCGTAAAGTTGTATCATAAGTTGCAGCGGCGGTTGCTTGTAGCCGACGACTGTCTTAGTAGGCTTCTTGCGGTCACGCTCAATGTGAGTTATTGTCTCAGTAATCACGTCGTCTATGTCTATGGTATTGTAACTGGTCGTTTGACTAGTCATAAGCTCAAGGACATACGCAGTTTGCTCTCTATACAAGAGGTATGAATAGACGCGAGGCATCAGGCGAGTCGCCGTTACAAGGACAGGTATCATGTCAGCGGTGGTCAAGCCGTTAGGCAAAGTGACGACTGTTTTACTAAGTACGTTCATTTGTCTTTGACCTCCTTATTAGCTCTCGGCTATGTATACGTTTAAGCATGCCATGTATCTGTATAAGCTCTTTTTTACTGTCAATATGTTTGACCGTTCTGTACAGGCCACGTATGCTTGACCTCGCTTTACAAATAAGCTTAGATATGCTGTCATCTGAGTAAGTCTTGGCGTCTTCCGTCGTTGTGGTTGTGTCGACTGGAGTCATGTCAAAGTCTGCCCATCGCTCGTTGTCTACAAAGTCATACAAGATACGTCTCAGTGACAAGTAGGACGAGTGAGTCGGCTTGTTAGCAGTCATGGCTAAGTAGTCCTGATTAGTCACAGGTATGTAGTAGTGTCGACAGGCCGTACGTTGGCCAGGCGACGGCAAGGAGTCAAGTAATGTCGGATTAGCGACGTAGTTGGCAAGTATGCGGTCTACCACGTCTTGTAAGTCGCCAAAGGCAAGTATAGTATTGTAGTGATACTCGTCCATCATGACGTTGTATATGCGGTCATCGATGTCATCTGGCATGTCAGTCTCCTCCTTTGGCAAGCTTCACGCGGTCAAATGTTACGTCAGAGGCCTCATACTCGTCCACAATTTCAGTTAACATTTTAAGTAATATTATCGTCTGCTTTAATGTCTCGTTGTTAGTTATAGTCACAGTATAGTATGTCATGTCAGTCGTTTTCCTCCCGTTCTACAAAGGACGATGTTGTGGCCGTGGCTGTGGCGACGTGTAAAGTCTGTGCCTGCTGTGCTGTCAGTCTGGTCATCTCTAAGTCCTTCTTAGCTTGCTGGAGCTCTTGTATGGCTCTCTCTCGCTCAGTGACGTCTTGCCAGTTACCCGAGTCGTCTCTCTCGACCGCCCACAATATGCGGCCAGTAGCCGCGAGTTCCTTGTAAGTAGTCATACTGTTAAGCTTGTATGTGTCATAGTTAAGTTTAGCCGCTAAGGCGTCTGTTGTCATGTTATTTAGTTCTCCTTATATAAATATATTTATTGATTGTGGTTTAAGTTACCCGCGACCCGCAGCTACAATAGGCAGTTGTGGCGGCAGGCCGCAGGTAGTCAGACAGAGGCTGCTGTGAGCTTAGTTATTAGCTTCGGCGGTGCTGTCGTCGGTCTTGCCAAGCAAGGCATTGACCTTGGCCATCTTAGCCGCGATACGTTTCTCTAAGGCCGCGATGCGGGCCTCGTCAGTCATAGGTTGGCGAGGTTTACGTTCCGGCTTAGGGGCGGCGGCTTTATTAGCCTGTGCTTTTGCTACAAGTTCCTTGTAACGAGGATAGTCCGAGTCAAGGATATAGTCGACGATGCTTTTAGCCATGTTAGTTTTCCTCCTTCTCTACAAAGTTGGTTGAGTCGCTGCTGGTGGCGGCAGCTGCGGCGGCGTTCTGCTTAGCTTTAAGCTTGGCGATAGTTGCCTCGTAGCTGGCGATCTGCTTGCGAAGCTTCTCTTCCTCGGTCAAAGGACGGTTACGCTCTGCTTCGCGTGCTGCAATGGCTCTGTCAATGATGGCCTTGTACTCGGCCTGTTCGTCCGCGGAGAGGTAAGCGATAAGCTTCTCGTTGGGAAGGTGAGTGGTGCCGGTTGAGCCAAAATGCTTGGACTCCTTGTAATACAAGGGACATTTGCCAGAGCTGGCGATAAGCTCGTCTGCCTTCTTGCGGTTGTACCACTTGCGGTTAGACTTGTTAGGCGTAAGGGCGATGGTTCTGTCACCCTCATCGACAAGTTTACAAGTAGGTCCTACTGTGCCGTCGAGTGCTTCGACGTGAT